CCTGCCATAGTTGTCACAATAATTTCACCAGAAGATATACCAGAAGCGTCAGGTAGTAAAATAATTAACGATTCGCCTAGCTCGTTGACTGTGCAAGTAAAATCTGTGCCTCGTATCGCAATATTAGCGGTAGGTGTGCTAAGTGAGATGTTCTTTTTGTCTATTTTATTAAGACTACCTGTAATAAAACGAGCTGTACCACTGGCAAACTTGAGTGCCATTTTTGTTTTGCTTGGATTAGGGTCATAGATATACTCGTCTATGATAAGGGATGAATGCTCTGTCAGTCTGACTTTAGAATCATCTAAGAAACTTATCGCTAAACGACCATTAGATGTCCTCACATCATCAAGACTCTGTATGCCGAAATCTACCTCAGGAGCATACTCATCATCACGAATTACTTTGGCAGAGCCATTTAGTTCGCTTACAGCTCCTATGTCAACAACTTGTGCTTGTGCCTTGATCGTTTTGGTTGACGCAAACAGTACCATTAGAACCATTAGAAATGATGCGTAGCCAGTCGTTATCCAATGTTGACTGTTGCGATATGTTAAATGTTCTGCTGCCACCAGTTTGCTCTAATTTAAAATATTGACCTGCATAACCATCTCCATCAAATGTTACAGTATTATCATCACCATCTAAGTTCATATAGTTGGTAGCTCCATCTGCGTCTATGGATGCAGTTATTGTATTACCGCCACCATTTATAATCCAATCAAGGTCTAGTTGCGAAGCAAGAGCTGCTGTACCATGATTTAAAGTAAAGGTGTTGGTATTACCTGTGACATCTACAAATACATTAGAACTATCAGCTCCAAAGGCATTGGTAGGGTCGGTTTGCATATTGAATACATTAGAGTCGCCATCAAATTCAAAGAAACCTGTGTAGGAATCAGCGTAAATATCGCCTAAGAATTTATTTAAATTACCGATCTGATTGATGTCTAGCGTCATGCCAGTACCATCCAAATCTAAAGGAGTCATAGAACCTGCAACAGCAGCTTGACCACCGATAATGTTACTTGAACCTAATTGCTCAATATCTATGTTAGAAGTTGCACCAGACTGGTCTATATAGACTTCGTTATCAGCAGCTTGTACTACTCCAACTAAAAGCAACAACCAAACAATACTAATTTTATTCATCTTTTATACTCCAATATTGTGCCTTATGACCTTCCTTAATTGTTTGAAGTACTGCAGTTTCTATTGCTGCTTGGAGTGCTAGATTGACTGATTCATTCTCGGTCATACCATTCTCTACTTCTACTAACTCGGTGTCGTCTGCCACAAATCTAAATACATCTTGGCTCACTCCAACACTTAATATGGTTTTAGTGACCAAGACTTCTAATAAAATGCGACCAGTAGATACTGATACTGTGCGTAAAGATACAATTACTGTATCTTGGCGATATTCTTTGGAACTTCCTATTCCTAGATATCTTGCACCATAACCGCCTGATTTTACATTGCTTTCATATCCTACAACACTACCCTCCATTAGTAAACCTGCAAATAATAAAGGCTTAAGTTGTTGTTTTTCTTCAAAATTCTCTCTGGTAGATCGTATGATTTGTCGTTCTTTCGTCAAATTATCTAAGCCTGTGCGTTCTACTACATGAAAAAAGTTTGAGTGTTGTAATGCTCTAATTAAATAAATGTGAGGTGCTTGAGTGACTGCTGTAGAAAAAGTAGCAAACGAGCTATTACCACGCCTTTGCCCTGTGTCATCTTTAAAAGCAGTAGGATATACAGCGACAGTGGGTTTTTTATCTGGACTAAAGTTAGCTAAGTCTTTAATTACAAGACTATTAATCTGTGCTGATGATCTTGTGGGTTCGTTTTGCCACTTACCATTGATTGCACAGCTAGAAAGTAAAATTACCAATAGGCAAAGTAATGACAGTTGTGCCACCAGTCTCATCGGTAATTGTAAGTGTAATAAAGTCGCCATCTGATGTATATGCAATCGTGTTGCCCTCTAGTGTTATAGTACCTTCTGTACTGGCAGTTTCTCCAAACAAGTTCTCTACAAGCTGTCTGGATAGCTGTGCGTATATACGACTTTCTAAATTCCTTATAAACCTTGCTAGTGTAGTGTTTTCTTTATCTCTTTCAATAGCTTCTTGCAAGGCTTTGATTTCTTCCTTCAACGCTTCTTTGCGGTTGAACTGTTGATTTTCTATGGTGAGGTAATGAGAGCTTGTACCAATACCTGAAAAACTAGGACTTTTGAATTTGAATACCATTTCATCAGCAGCGAGATTTTGTATTTGACTAAATATTAAAGTAAATAGAATGAAGGCTATGCCTATCATCCCAAACCAATATTCAAACTTTCTTTCTGCTTCTGTTTTCTTTCTTTGTCTCATTCAACTTATTTTCCTCTTTAAGTTCTAAAACAGTATTTACCTTCTGCTGTAATCGTATCATATCTTGATCTAAAAGACGCAGTTGGTCAGTCAATCGGATAATGGTTTTTTTCATATCCTGTATGGATGGGTCTATAGTGTTAGTGATTGTTTGCCAAACATAATAAACAAAATAACCTAATCCTACCACCATGACTACAGGAAAACCAAAGTCTGCAATCAGTTGACCTATGTCCATTAATCCCTTCTAGCGTCTATTTTGCCATCTTCTACAAAGTTTTCTGCTCTGGCAATACGATCTAAGTCAGGACTTAAATCTAAGGCACTAGAGACAGAGACATCAATCCTAATCATGTCATTGTTCATAATAGAAGCTCTTGTAATAAGCATCTGCGTGATACCTTGTATGGTCTTTATTTCAGAAACTAAACCATCCATGAGTTGTTTCATGACTAAGAATATAAAGTAAGCCATGACTAAAGCACCTGCTATTGGTACACCGACTTCTGCTATGAGATTGAAAGTCTCCATCAATCCTCGCCTTTAAACTTCTTGCTTTGCCCTGATGTTCCTGCATAGATACCAAAGACTGCTGCCATTGCACCGACCACAATAGAAACCAGAGCCGATTGTTCTAAGTTAGGTTCTGGAAGTTCCATAAACCAGATCACTACTTTGTAGAGCAGAATGATATAAACACTGACAAATATTCTTGGAAAGATACGCCAAGCATCAATAGTTTTAGCGAGATGTACCCATTTTGCATAAGGATTGTCACCATCATTTTTTGGAGTGACATCTATATCTAGCTCTAATTTTCTTTTGATTGGTTCTTCTACAGGGGTAGAAACAACGCTATTTTGTTCTTCATTCATAAAAATATCCTCCTACTTGGTCATAGCCAAACTGTATAAGTTTTTTTTGAAACACCATTGCTTCATCTATATCATATATTTTTTCTGTTTTTATTTCTTCTTTGGAGGGATTTTGCAGTAACTCAACTACCTCAACTGTGTCATCTTCAAGTATTTTGAATGATACATAATGACCTTCATGTACCCATAATCCTGACCAAAGTAATATATGTTCCATCAAGTCGGTTGGGTTGGAAAGGTTGTGTTTTCTATTGTGTTGCTCTCGCTATCTGTATAGGAAGCCATCATATCTCTTAGGGCTTGGCGATAGGTTGCCCATTCTGCTTTTTTTGTATCGGAAAGTGGACTATCTGGCATTTGTGTCCAATCACTGTCATCAAGCAACATATTTCTTTTTTTGCGTACTTCATTTGCATTGCTTCCGCTAATATAAGGCGGTGCATAATCTACAACAGCAGTGCCATTCCACTTTTTATATATAGTGTCATAAATACCTTCAATATAACCTTGCGTACTTGGCAATATATCTAAATCAGAAAGTTGTTGAACTGTTCTAGTAGATACAATCTGCCCTGTGTCCTTCATATAAATACTTACACCAATCATCTGAACAATCCATCTACTGATAAAGAATAAAGAACTGCAGGACTAGATATACCAAACAGACCTGCAAAACCATAAATGTAAACTGTAGTCGTACCTGATGTGCTTGTCGTAATTGTAAATTGATGTGCTATTTGAGTTGATTCCGCAAAAACTCCATTCAAGTATTGAGCAAGATGTGTACTACTTTGTACACCACCGCTATAGAAAGGTGAATCAAATACTGAAGTTAAACTGTTTGATGTGGCAAATCCACAAGCTAATCTAATAGCTCCGCCAGAGCCAAAATTAAGTGAACCTGAAGGACTGCCAAATAACCTAATCATAAAAGATTTTTGTACTGCTGTTTTCGTTGCAGGGATTGATAATGTAATAGGTGTTGTCACAAGCTCTGGTATATGAAATGTTGTAGAAGTACCAGAAGAAGCTGTATTAGTAAAAGTCTTAACACCTGAATCACCTAGCGTTGCACCTATGGTATCTGCATTGAGATGACTTGTTCCATCAAAAGTACCGATTTGTAAACCATCAGATGTGACTGTTAAGGTTGAACCATTAAGATTTATTCTATTAGCGTTAAGTGTGCCTGATGAAATGTTGGTTGCGGTTATATTATTAATATTCAAAGAAGAAGCGTCTATTGTTCCTGCGGTTAGCGTTCCAACATCTGCAGATATCGCTGATAGCGTAGAAACACTTATTTTTGGTGCAGTGATTGCATCGTCATCAATTTTGACTGTAGTGATTGCATCATCAACTAAATCAACTGTATTAACATTAGTAAAATTACCTTGTACTGAACCAACAAAGTTTGAATGCACATCAGAATGATTGACTGCTCTGACCCAATAGTAATAGGTCACACCTGCAGTCAGACCACTAGCCTTGCCATCTACAAAGGTAGATACTGAGTTAGGCGAACCATACTGCGTATTTATCAAGCCATCACTATCACTAGATGGCGTACTATTTGAAGTCTTTCGGTATATCTTGACTGCTTTTAAATCGCTGTTGTTAGGATTGGTATAACTAACGACAATGTTGAAAGCCTTGCCTGTAGTCGCAGATAGATTACTTGGGTCACTAGGAGCTGCACTGGCAGCAGCTATTGTGATGTTGACATTACTTGTGTAGGCAGAATACACATTACGATCTGAGAAATGCCTGACTCTTACATTATATTGATCTCCTGCGGTGACATTGGGTATGAAGGCTTGACTTGTTCCTGCACCAACGACTATGGCTTGATAAGCTGAGTCTGTAGATAGTTTGTATGATACTTCTGTACCAAACAGATAAGGCGAGGTGCTATTAGTCCAAGAAGCCTTTATGTTGATCTTTGAGGTCGTACCATCAAGTGTAAGCACTTGCGAAAGCGACAAACTGCTTGGTTGAGACATTTCAAAAGAACCTGCAGGAACTTCTGTTACAGGTCCTTGTGTGACTGGAGTAACATAATCATTTGACACAAAGTCATATACTGCAGAGCTTATTTCTTTTAAATTAAGCTGTGTGGCAGCACAGGGAACTCCATCATTATCTAAAAATACTAATTCAGTTGAGATAACTTCAAACATCTTCTGACTAAAATTTAATCTTTCGTTGGTGATATATACAAAATCTGCAGGTTGTAATCTAAGATATTTAGTAGTCACTGTGACGCTTACTTGTAAGGCTTGTCGTTGATGTTGCAGAGCAATCTTTGATAATCGTTCTGCAGTGGTGCTTGTTTGAGTATAAGGTAACTGTAATTCCATTCGTTTCAAATAATTAGCGTTAGCCTCGCCTGTTGGAACATCTTCGGCAACAAAAGTAGCGTTCGTGAGTTCTGGTGTATCGGTGGCGACAAAATTATTATTTTTATCTACAAAAACTGCTTTTACAGAATTAAAAAGTTCATTTGATTGTGTGTTTTTGGTAACTGTAATTGGTTGTAAAATATCATCATCTGTAATCGTTAGTGAAGGTGTTTGAGCAGCAGCAACAAATATATTAAACATACCATTAGTAAAAGTAAGTTTGCCTCCACAGGCACTCAATAATCCCTCTATGATTCCATTGCCATCGGCACTCATATTAGTAAATCCATTTGCTGTATATCGTTCTTCCGAAACACCTCCTATGTTTGATACAGTTTGCTCACAAGTGTTAGCTGCTGACATAAAACCACCTGCATTTGCGGAAAGATTGAGTTCAGTAGAGGTGCTTTTAATTCCATAAGTTGTATCACTAAGATAATCTAGTACACAAAGAGCAGGGTTGTCAGACCATGTATGAGTAGATGGTGTGCTTAATCTTTGCGAACCACTACCTCCAACTGTTGAATCTAATCTAGGGTCATAAAGTTTTTTTCCTTTGACCCTCATTGTTATTTTAGGAATTTGTGGTAGTTTTTCACTGTCGTATATCATTTCAAAATATAAATATGCACAACCACTTAATTTAAAATTACTATCTATTACTGTGCTTCCATGCGTTGCTCTTGCAAGTGAATCAAATGTTGTTTGCGAACCATCGTGTTTTGTAAATCTAATAAGCCTTCCTGAACCAAAATTATTTTCATTATCGGTATTGGTAAATTTAGAATCAGTTACTGTATGAATTTTATTATCTGTACCTGCACCAGAAGAAGTAGCAGCAGTTGTAGTCACAGTTGTTTCATTAATATTTACAGAGACAATTTCTTCTATCTCATGTCCTGCAATAACGATCATCATAGATAATTTATTATTATCTGTGCCAGTTGATCGCATAAAAGTTATAGTGCCTCCGACTCTAGTTTCTCCATAAATTATTTGTCTGGCATTTATAGCTCCACGAGTTGATGTTTTTGTGCCGAAGTTAGCGTTATTAGCTTCTATTCCTTTAGAAGTAAGCATACCAATACCTGCTGAAATCAGAGTAGTAGCAAATGTCATTACTCCAAAACCAACAGCTACTGATAGACCTGCTATCGGAGCAGTTAGTGCTGCACCAACAGGAGGTATCATTACAATTAGAGTTACTATAGCTGCTGCTATTAATGCTGTTTTGATTGCTTTAGCCATCTATTCGCCAACCCCTTAAAGCTAAGTTTGTAGGCTTTACTGCTAATTCGTTGTCGCTAGGGCATAATATTCCTTGTCCATCATAGATACCACACATTTCAGATTCTTCTTGCCAAATGACTAGATCACCACATTGCAAAAACATAGGCTTTACTTTTTTTAAATTTTGAGCTTTAGCTGCTTTGTCTAGAGATTTTCCTAAAGTTCCGCCATAAGATTTAATTGACTGCATTGCGGTTTCTTCGTCTTTCCATTTAAGTTCTTTAGGTATGAGACTTTTACCAGTCATAACTTTGATACAGGCATCTGAGAACAAGCAACAATCCCATTTACCCCAGACAAAAGGTTTGGAATAATTTTTTTCTACAAACTCAAAAAATAATGTTTGCCACTCTGCTTTTCTTTTCATGTCTATCTCTGTGCAAGTTGTCTATCATATTCAGAGCCACTTGATGAATCGCCTGTGTCATTATTGCTTGGTCTACCCCAATTCACCTCTAAATCCTGAAGAGCCATGACATATTTAAAGCCTGTGTCGCCATTGCTCACTATTTGTTGAGATGCTTGAGTGTATCTGAGGTTACAAGGTCTATTTAAATCTACTAAACGATTTTCGGCATTGACTACAATCGTCATACCATTAGGGTCATCGTTTATTGTCAGGTTTGTCATACGACCTGAAAATAAAGTTATTTCACCTGCACTTTTATTTGAGCCACCACTTAGATAACCCATAAATAAAGATATTTTTCTATTCTGTATGTTTTCTGATAAGGCTAAATTAAGTACAGTCTTATCCATACCAGATAAAGAAAAATTACAGTTAGCAGATGATATCTCCATATTATCTTCTATTTCACTGACCTGTAACAAAGTACCTGCACCTGTATAGGTCTCGCCATCAACCTGAATATCATCTATACCAGTCCAAACTCTTATAGTCTCTGTATCAAACTGTGCTTTGACTGCAAAAAATAAATACTGTTGATCTGCACCCAACCTATTAGTGATATTGGAATCTATGCCTGATCTACTTGCCATTAGGTGTTACTAGCTCCTATATCTTCTACCACTTGAAAAGAAAATCCATAGGTTGAAGCTGCGTTTGCTGACCATCTGATATTTTTTTCTACTAATCTAAATAATCCTTTTGGCTCGTTGAAGATAACAAAATAGCCATCGGTCAAATCTTTTCTTAGTCTTGGTTCTGTGTGTACTGCTACGCTTGTACCTGATTGCACTGCATCTTCTGTCACCATTAAAAGTTGGAAAGGTTGATGTGAAGCACTGTTACCACTTAGGACTCCTAAATAATCTCCTGCCTTAATAGTACCTGTGCCAGAATTTATAGTGGTCAATGCTAGACCAGTAGCTCCTGATACATTTTGCTGTATAGAACAACTTGCAGTACTACTTTCGCTAGTTAAAGTGCTAGTTGTAATTATAGTAGTTGCATTAGTTACTGAACTTATTTTGTGTGTACCATTGTTTTCTTCGTTAATTGCACCTGTAACATGGACAAAATCTCCTGCAATTAAAGAGCCAAATATAGAAGTACCTGCGGTAATAGTGCTACCACTGAAAGAGAGTGTTTCACTAGTGTCATTAACACGCCTAGAAGCAGTCAAATGAGTCTGATTGTATGTGCCTTGATTAGTTTTGCCATCAGGGTCACTCATCTGAAAAGAATTTGTCGGACCTTTACAATTAATTAAAAAAGATTGCCATAAAGCTGCTTGATTTCTTTTCATTGGGGGAAGGGTCAATGTTGCTCCATAATAAGTGTTTCCAAACTCTTGAGTTCGTTGTTGACCTGTGTAGGGTGATATTGTCAACCCTATAGTCCTTACTAGCTCCCATTCACTATCAGTAAAATTAGGTGAAGTAGGCATTGTGACTATATTGTTTGTATTAGTTGTCATGTGCCACCCAGTAATCCTTTTCTAAAAGAACCGCCTCTTGCTGCTGCTTCAAAGACTGCAGCTTTTGATGTTTCTGCTATTTGCGGTAACATTTTTCTTATTTCAGCTCTTGCTGTAGATTCAACACCCATTGCAAAGTTGTTGTTTTGCACTACAGTAATACCTCCGCCACCCCCCATAGCGTTTTGTGTATTCATATTATTCAAAAGAGTTCCTCCTGTATTTGGCATAAATAATTCAGGACCTCTTTCTCCAACAAGCATGGGTCGGTTGGCTTGTAATGTACCCCCACCTGCAGCTCCTATAGTTATTTCAGGCAAGGCATTTGTGCCAGATAAATTGAATATACTATTTAATATCCTATTAACTATCGCCATTTGTATAAAAGTAGCTATGATTTGCTGAACAATATTTTTCGCAAAGTTTTTAAAAGAATCTAAAGCTGATTCACCTTCCATCAATGCACCAACAAAATCATTAGTGAAAGCATGACTGGTGCTTACTATTGATTGTTTCAATTCACTACCTAGAGTTACTTTAACTTTTTCTGCTGTATCTCCAAGATCATCAAGACTATCATCTGTCTCTTTTAATTGACCTTCTAGTTCTGATGTGTCTATAGTCAATTCTTTTATAAATTCATCTAACGATGCAGTAACTCCCATTTGTTCATCAAAATCTTGGATTAATTCTTTGACTTTGTTACCTAAATCATCAAGTGTGCCAGTTAAATATAAGACACCAGTGCTTAATAAAAAAAGAGGACTAGCTTTTACAATAAGATTGAACATTTTCATAGCTGCCGAAGCAATAGTCAAACTTTTTACAAATTTCAAAAAAGCTAAACCTAACGCTGCTAATTTTGCTCCCAACGCCACTGCCATAATTCCTATCATTTCGTTTTTGAATGTGACTAAAAAATCAAATGCAGTTTTAACTGCTTGACCTGATTTCTCAAAAGCTAATCGCAAGACACCTCCAATTACTTTAGCTGTCTCTAAGGAGTTGACTAACAATACACTTAAATCTCTAGCAACATCTATTAGTACATCCTTCAATCCACCTTGTCCTATTTCATCCATGAACAAAGAAGTCGCATCACCTAAGTTTGAAAAAGCACCAGTCAAAGTATTAGCTCTTTGCGTTATAGCTTCTGGAAACTTAAGTTCTCCTACAGCTCTTACAAAACCCATGACCCCTTCGGCAGATTTATCAACTGTCTCAGTAATATCACCAAAAGTTAAGGTAATTTTGTCACCCTCAGTCTTGCCTTCAAAACCTAAGGCTTGAAGTGATTCAATAGAAGTAGTACCTGCTTTAAAGATAGCTTGTGCTATTTGGTCAATACCTACACCTTGAGCTGCAGCAACATTACCAATGCCTCGTAAATCTTCTTCGGTTGGCTTGAGTCCTATCCTTCTAAACTCAAGAAAAGCTCTGGTCACTTCATCAATTTGGAAAGTAGTTTGTGCAGTGAACACCTTTATCATATCTAAGGCTTGTGCTGTTTCAGTAGCACTACCTGTGTTAGCCTGTAAGGTTGCTTCTAAATCTTCAAACATTTGTGTCGTTTGCACAACACTAGAAGCCAATCTGGCAAAACCTATGACTCCAAAAACTTTAGCTAAGTTTCTAAAAGTTAGAACAGATGATCTAGCTCTGGCATTTGTCGTATCTAATTGAGCATTGACACGCTTCAAACCTCTACGCAGATCAGCAGTTTCTGCTCGGATTTGTACTATGAGTTCATCTACAGGAGTTGCCATTAGTCAGGATATCTCTCCATAAGATCGTTGAGTTCGTCTTTTGTCATAGGAGTGGGTTGATTGCCAGTATGAAACTCAGTAAACCCATCTATGGCACAGTGTATTTCTATCACTGTAGCATTCCAAAATTCAGAGGGTTGCATTCCAATCATACCCATACATATCTCCATATATCTTTTGATGGGCAGTTTGTCATCAACTCTTACTCCTTTTTTTTTCCTTCTGCTTCTCCTTCTTCGCCTGAATCAGTCGTAAGTGATTGGGTTAATAACTCAGCTACTGCTTTTGTTGCGTTGACTAAACCTATGTCTGCAACTATTTTTTTGATGTCATTTTCTTGTATATCTTTACCACCACCTCTTAGAGCAGGGGTAAGCACATAGATTACATCAGACATTCTAATATCGCCCTCTGCCATCTTATTTGCTAATTTAATAATACCGCACCCACAAGCTGCTTCTATTTGCATAATAGAATCAACAGTAAGTCTAGCTTTGTAAGTATCTGTTCCTAAAGTAAGATCAATTTGACCCTTCATTGGATTTGCCATTTGACTCTCCTTGAGCTTTGCTCGTTGGACTTCCCATTGGAAGTTCTAATTTAAGTTTTAAAATATCGTCTCTGGTATCTATTGATGCCGAAACAACCTTGTAAGATTTACCATCTACTGTAATAGTAGTAGGTTCACCTTTATCCTTACCCAAAAAGTTAGGTAGCTCAAGCATATCGCCTTGCATAACTGCAGGGATTTCTTTACCACCCTCTTTAACAAGAACATTCTTCCAAGCCATATATTATCCTTAGACTGCTGAGAATGCGATTGCACCAGAGCTTTCTAAAGTCACAGAATATGTGACCTCACCATTATACTCTCCTGCATATTCTAAAGAAGCAACCATAAACGCACCTGTATATGTTCCAAAATCAGGAACTAATATTTGGAAGTTTTTGAACGCTGTTGCATTCATCGCATCTTTTAGAGTAGTTTCAGTAGAAGCGTCAGTAAAGACACCTGAACCAGAAACTGACATAGAATGAATACCACCATCTGCTAACAACTCACGATTCCCAGAGGAATCTTTATTGGTAACATCTACAGCTTCATCATTGAGAGTTATGGAAGTAGAACGCAATCCACCAACTGTTACATAGGTAGAACCTGTGGTGTTGATTTTGAGCAGTAATGCTGCTCCTTTTTGTGCTGCCATATTTTACTCCTTTATATTAACCTAATAATACTGCACGAAATCTCATGACACCATGTCTTGTTTTCCCATCTGGGTCTCTCATTATATCACCAAATTCAAACCGAAGATTTATCAGATTGAATCCACTGACACTTAAGCTACTATCATGCAATAAATCATGTACTCTGTCCATAATTTGTTTGGTTTCTTTACTGCCTTTATATTCCGACCAAATATGCAGTGTCAAGGTAGTTTCAGAGCCATTGACATCTTTTGTGTCAAATTCTGTGACATTATCCTCACCTATTTGCACATAAGGAAAACTGGTGCTTTCAGGCACATCGTCAAAAACCGAAGCACCTAAAGTAGTCGTTAAGTTACTATCGCCAGACAAAGTGCTATAGATTGTACTCTGTAGAGCAAAACCTCCTATACTCATCTAATTACACCTTCTCGTTTAAAGATTTGATTGATTTTACGCTTAGATTTACGCAAAGCAGGTTGCATAAAGGGTCTAGCTGCCATCTTTTGCGTACCAAACTCTAAATGTTTACCATAATTACCGCCAGAACCATCATCAGCGTAAGCTGTGATCTTACCTACCACTGCATTTCTTTCTACATCTACATCAATAGATATACTACTGGCAAGTGTACCTGAATCATTGGCAGGAGCTTGACCTGCTGCTGAGGCAATATGTGTTTTACCACCTCTAGGATATGCTCTACCAGATTTATTGCCAGATAAAATACTTGATACAGCTTCACCTCTGACCACCATCGCACTACTACCAACAGCTCTTTTCAGGTTAGAACTTGCATTTTTGACAAATCTTTTGTGTAAGCGTCTTTGAAAAGCGTCAAGGTTCTTAATACTCATTGTGCTACCCCTTCGGTACATGACAGCTTGTAGTATCTATCCCTCTCATCCACATTTAAAATGGAT